ATAATAAAGAGTATTCAAGAATGCGTGTTGAATCATCATATATAGAAAAAATAACTGAAAAAGAATATTTGGAAGGTTTAAAATGAACAAACGAATAAGAAATAAGAAGGCGAAACAAGCTAGAAAAAAGCAATTATATGAATTATTAAAAATACAATCAGGATACAAAAGAAGAGTATTTGATTTTACTAATTCATTAGACTTTAAACTTGAAGAGCCAAAAGAAAACGATAAAAATTGGACAAGATTAGCCGAAAGATTGCCGAATGAATCGACAGAATCTTTTTTAAATCGAGCTTCAATTAAATTGTCTCAATCGGACAAACCTTTGCCATAAACTCAAGTTCCTCTGTAACTGATGGCGATATAGTCACATCAATCACAGGCACAACTAAAACCCGACTAGGAGGCTCACCTGTATAAACTAAAGTATCAGTGTGAGTCCCTGGCGCACCTTGAACAACATTATTAGCCGTTGTTTGCTCAACACCTAAATTATTGAATAAATATCGAATATTATAAGAATTAAATCCGCTACCAGTCCAACGAACTGTTACTGTCTTAGTCGCAAGATTCACCTTACAATCAATAACATCGACAATATATTCGTCCCATACAGTATATTGCTCTCCTAATTCAGGCATTAAATGAATTGCTTTATCAAACATATGAACCATAGGCTCATGGTTTACCGCCTCTATATTTGCGCCATTAGTTCCTTCAGCGGTTATTTTCTTCACAACACAAATCATTGCTTGCTCGGTAACCCCGAAAGTAAATGTTGTTTCTTCGGTAAGCGGTTGGTCTTCCTGTGATAAAAACGGAAATGCCGTATAGTTATCGGTTGCGGTATCAAATTCAATAAGTTCAACACAATACTGATTAACGCAAGGTCTGCAAATATAATAAGGCGTACATGTTCCGTCAAGATTCTTAAAACTTATTAATCCTGTCTCATATCCATTAAATATAATCGGTTCAGATAAATAGATAATCGCACCATCAACTTTTTGAATATATCCGCTTTGACTACTTGTAAGCATCGGGTGTGTTACAGATATGAAGTCCATTGGCGATGGAAAGAACCCTTCCGCATCAGTTGAGAATCTAATTATCTCATTACGATATTTTTGTTGTGCAAGTAGAAAGATGCCCTCTTGCCATGCCTTAGTTCTGTCCGTAATTGTCCGTAACTCAACTTCCTCGAACGGTTCTTGATATTGCGCTGATTGAGATAATGCGCTAGGCAAAACACAATCAACAGTTTCTTTCTTTGATGTAACTGAATCGAAATAAGTCACTCGCATCCAAGTCGGTGAGAAGTCGTTTTTAGGCACTAATTCAATGCTCAAAGAACCTTCTTTAATATTCTCACGACTAAAGAATCCATTTATCGAAGTCTTAATCTCGTCTCTAGCAAGCAAATATTTCCCACCACGATTATAAACAACGCACCTCATTGATTGCGCTATCTGTGCAAGCATTTCATTAGCTGACATACTTGTATCAAATCTAGCATTACATTCGCTTCCAAGTGGGTCGATTGAATCAAATATTTCTTCTAGGTTTCCTATATCAACATAATCAGAGATAAGGTCTGCATCATCATCACGATTTAAACCCATACCGTATTTTGGATTTGTAATAATGTCGTAGAAAGCCCATATCGGTGAATTAGTTCTGATTGTAGACCATGTATTTGTTCCAAAATCATAAACAGGTAGTCGAACACCGCCTAGGAAGTTAAATATTCCGATGTTTGAATCGTTTAATTTACCGCTAGCTTGAACTTGAATTTCTATTAGCGTATTATCAGGTGCAATATATTCAGAAAAGTTTAAATCACCTCTTAAACCAATCCAAATTGTTTTATTCATTACACTTGATAATTCTTTGTAGCTAGTCTCATTTACGAAATGTTCTGTAAAAGGAGAGTCTGTTGTATAATAATAACCTTGAATTACTTCAACCTTAACTCTTTTTTCTGAACCTAAATCATAATCAAAAGTAGTATAGAAAGGCTCGTTTGATGCTCCTTGAATTTTATGATAAACATCTAATGGAGAACCAACATTAGCACCTACAGAATCTATTTCTTGTATTCTTATTTTAATCCAAACAACTGTCTCGTTAATTTCTTTACTAGTATTGTAATCAACAAATATCTTTGGGTCTGACATTGCTAAAATTCTTACAGTTTGTCTAAATCTTTGACCTGCATAAGTTCCATTGCTAACATAAACAGAGCCGTTAATAAATTCATTAACAGTATTCATGTTGACATGTCTAGTCGCAGGATTTCCAGCACCAGTATGAGTCCACCAACCATTATCGAATGAGTCTGTTTGATTCAATGCTAAAAAATCAGTAACAACAGCACCATCAATTGTCGCAGGAAGTGAAGCAAGATTAATATTTGACATTGTTGCCCTATCTGCTGTTCCTCTATCATCAATTCCACCACTATAATAAAAACCTCTATCATTAACAAAATCTAAATAAATATATCTACTTTTGCTTATTGGGTTAGGGTCGTTAAGGGTATAATATTCGCTAAAAGAATCCTCTACATCAATATTCTTAACTTCTCTTGAAGTTACTACAGGCTTTGGAAACCTAGAAGTAGGCGCATCACCAGGGTATCTGACATTCAAGTCAACCCAAGGAAAAGTAGTTAAATCAGTATCGTCAATTCGGTAATCATCAATCTCAATGTAGTTATATCCCATATTCAAAAGAGCATGGTAAATCCGCTTATTATTAACAGATTCAGTCCACGAGTTCGACCATATATCGGGATATGCTCTAATTGTTCCATAATGGATTGGCTTAGGCTGATTTAAGCGAACACGATTGCCTTGTTGAGTAAGGTCATAAGTCGGTGAAACATCTTGGTCGTGTTGGTTTAGTCCTAGGTTTGGTCTAGGAGTAAGCAAATATGTTCCTACTCCGACGACAACAGAAACGATTAACGAAACAACTAATGCGGTTGTGAATCCACCGTCTGCATTTGGATAAGTGGTAAAATAGCAATCATATCCATCGGGAATAGGCTCGTCCCATTCAGAAAAGTAAACTTCTGCAACCGCATCGAATCTTTTCCGAGAAAGAAATTCTGGCTCACTATTTTTATGTTTACGAAAACAAATAGTCGGTCTTTTCTTATCATCAATACCAATTAATTTCTTAAAATCATTAGGGGTAGAACCGCTAGGCAACTCTAACCTTTTAGGCTTATTCTCTTGAAAGAAATCTCGGTAGTAGAAATTAGGCATGTTTAGTGTATCTCATAAAAGTTATGTTGCTCTTAGCATTTCTAATCGAAAGCATATTCGTTAAAACAACCCCCATCTTCTTATCACAATGTAGCACGCCTTTATGCTTGTCTTTACCTGCCGTACCGCTATCGACATAAGTTCCGATATGGAATGTCGCACCTTCCACGCCAAATAGAACGGCATCACCTTCTTTTGCCATATTCGGGTGAATCTCTTTCCACCTAGCAAGGTCTTTGCAAGTCTTAATAAATGCTAATGCTTCCGAGCGTTCTTCAAATTCTGGCATACCTGTAAGCGAGTCTAGTCCCTCAATGCCAAATTGCAATTTCTGCACATGGCAGAAATGGTCGAAACAATTGTAATTTATCGTCCACTTAAAACCGATAAATTTATGAACCCAATGGTCGGTAAACATTATTAATTCCTTAGTCCTGGGCATTCCCAAGTCGTATAGTTTTCTTTTGGTAGTTTAAGGTTTGACGAGTCTGGATACCCTGCCGATAAAACCATATCGCTATTATTAAAGCTAACTGATTTAACAAATAGTTTTGTGCTAAAAGAAGCCGTTGCCGTTGGTTGGTCAGCAACAAAAGATTTTAATTCAACAAGTATCGGAGTCTTACTTTTATTCGCTAATTTAAAAATATTAATTATCTGCGAGGTCACATTCGATAGAGTTATGTTAATTCCTGTACTACTTCCCGAACTGATTTCTGGTAGAGACAAATCAAATTGCTTGCCTTTGTAAGTATCAGCCCCTATTATTAAATCGGTATCGCTTCTTGAATAGCGATAGGTTTGAGCGAAACTAGCATGACTAAAAGCAATTGTATCGACATAAGCAACCCTAGAGTCAACCGATGCAACCGCTTCTTTCCATGCTTGTGTGTAATTATATGGCATCTTTCAAACCTGTTTGAAATATTTTAATTATATTTTGATTGTAGTAAGATTCAACATACTTACTATCAATTGTTTTTATTAAACATGGATACGCTTTAGGTCTGAATTTCTTAACTAAACCTATCCATGTAAAGTATTCCTTTTCAACGATATAAAGATTATCAGAATTGAATTCAATATCTTGAATAATCCTTGCTAGAACCTCCATTGTCGCAGGGCATGAAGTACAATCGCTTGTGACAAAAAGAAGGTAAAGCAGTCCTTTATAATCGTCTTTTATTACTTGTTTCCCTACCGACATTTCTAGTAGTCCGACACTGGCCATAAGGCGTTTCCTTCCAAAGAAACTTCATTATAACGATTAGTTGAAAAAGGCTTGTAAAAAGCTGCGATGTTAGGATTAGTTGTCGCCCCTGCTAATGACAATCCTGCACCTGTTTGCGACCATGTTGTTCCTGTAAGAGTATAGGTTCTTAATTCTTTAATTGTTGTGTCAAAGAAAGCTATTTTATTAATATCAATAGCTTCAATACAAGGAATCGTGATTGTTGGAATTGATAACCCAGAAGCAAGTAGTGACCATGTCAATGTTGTTTCATTCCAATCATAAACTCTAAGCGAACGGTTTGTGTCATCAATAAATGCAATTCTATTTTTAGTTAGTGCCGTAATTGATATGTTTGAAGCACTTGGAATATTTAAAGATGAGCCTATTTGAACCCAATCATTATTCTCGAATTTCATTCTTTTTAACAGTCGATTTGATTGCTCGATATATGCTATTTCGTTATACCATAATCCACAAATGGCAGGAACACTGATAGCTGATACAGTTAATTGATTTCCCATTATGCTAAAGTATGAATTATTAAAATCGTAAGCTATTAATTTCTGTAAAGAATCTCCGATTAATGCAATTCTATTAGGGTAAATCGGTGCTACCGAAGGATTTCCTAGAACTGAGAATGCAATAGATGTTTGTCCTAATTGCGCCCAATTTGTATCATCAAATGAAAAGCACTTAACTGTTTTTGCGGTTAATTCTGTTAATGCGACTTTCTTTTTACCAAAATAACAAATAGCAGGATTTGTCATTCCTGCAATAACTAGTGGACTTCCAACAGTTGCCCATGATGTAGTCCAAATGTATGTTTGCAATTCATCAGTTGTTGCGTTGACAAATGCTATTCTGTAATCAGTTGCCATTTATTAATACTCGTAAAATGCTGCGATTTGTGGATTCAAGAAACCTATATTATCATCTAAAGCATTTCCTTCTTGCGTCCAAACAAGTCCTGTAAGTTTGTATGTTCTTAATGAACCAGTAAAAGCATCTGTAACAATTGCTACTTTATCAGAAGAAATCGCTGCAACAACTCTACCTGCACCTGCAAATTCAGCAGATGTAAGCGTCCATGCTGAACCACTAAAAGTAAAATATCTTAATTTTCCTGTTGAATTAGCAAATGCAATTGTTGTCGAAGTCATTGCTGAAATATCTGGAAATGAACTATTTATAGTAGCACTAGAATAAAGACTTCCTGTTAATGACCATGTTGAGCCATTAAATGTAAAAGCACCAATATTCCCTAGCCCTGTTGTAATGTAAGTAAGCGCAACCATCGACGATGTTAGTTTTGTAAGGCTTGGCTCTGTACCTGCCGCAACAACCGTAAAAATACTTCCAACCAAATTCCAATCTAATCCGTCAAAGTCGTATGTCGCTAGTTTAACTTCCCTGCTTCCAAAGAATGCGGTTCTTGAATAACAAACAGCAACCCTTGTATCATTCATAGATGTAACAGAAACAACTTCAACGCTATCACCTGCACCTATAAGTTTAGAGTTTCCAAAAGTTGACCATGTTGTCCCATTGAATTTATACGCTTGAAGTTTTGCACCTGCACCGCCATAATTTCCTGTTAGAAGCGAATTTTTATCTATATATGCAATAAAATCTTCTGATAAATAAGTAAGCGAGTAAAAATTAAAGTCTGGTAATGCTAAATCGCTTCCAACCTTAGTCCAATTTGTCTCATTAAAATCAAATGTCCGCAAGAAACTGTCTTGGTCTGCATAAGCAATTCGATTAAAAGTAAGCGGGTCGCTAAACTGAAACATTTCAAAACCAAAAGGAAAATCTGAATCTATGAAATCACCACCCATGCCAATCTCGGTGTAGTTGCCAGATACCACATTGTCGTTATACGGTGCCATTAAAAGCGTTGCATTATGAGTCTGTGAATACCCTGTATTCGAGAATGGCAATTCAACAAACTTGAAAATCCAATCCCCTGCCGTAAATCCAATAGCATCGAACCAATCAGCTTTAAACCATAGATTTCCGTAATTCGTCTCATATTTGAGCCAAGTCAAGAACTCAACGAATTTTGCAGTTGTAAAGAAGTGAAATTCGGCATTTACCACATAAACATTTGATGTATTCATTACCCGATAACGAGTCGACCCCATTTCAGTACGCATTCCTACCTTGTGCTTTTTCTGCTCTAAACCGAAACCGTTTGCATTCGGAGGCGTTATCGTCGCAGGGCATGAGGGTATAGGATAGCTAGGCATTGGCTTTATTTGGCCATGGTGAAGGTTTAGTGGGGTCTACAGTCGAATATTGCAGATAAGGGCAAAACTCAAAGGTGATTGAAGATTTAGGCTTGTAGCCTTGCAGATTGATTTTAAAGCCGATAATTCGCCCGATATAGCCTTTAATGCCTAATAAATCAATCCAATCAGCGGTAAAGTATTTTACGCCCTTGTTTAGAGTCGCATTGTAGAAAGTAAGGAAAATCGGGCATTCGGAAGGTTCAAGCAGGTATCCGCTTGAGGCAGTGTAATATGCCCTTGTTTTGTTTCGATATGTTTCGTACTTTCCGATTTCGTCCATATTTGAGGCTGAAAGTGGTAATAAGATATTTCCGTTTAAAGCAATATCGGGAATCGGTAGGTTTGAAGGATAGGCGACTAGTGCCATTAGTAACCTCTAGTTCGCTTAGAATCTATTGCTTGAGCAAATTTTCCTGTGCCATTCTTGAATTTTTCAGCCATTTCTATATCAACATTTTCAATAAGTTTATCTATTGAATTCTCTTTTTTATCAATAGTGATAATTAATTCATCACCTTTGTATTCCAACTTTACTTTACAATCAACATTATTATTAATATTTACAATCATTTTATCCTGCTTTCTTTTAGTAATTCCTCAATCTCTTACCGTCAATTGCTTTTGCTAGTTTTCCATTGCCATCAGCGTATTTTTGAGCCAAACGGTTTTCTACTTGGTCAATGAATACATCAATTTGTTTCTGACCATCAGCGTTTACCGATGATTCTTGTCTGACTTCGTTTGAGCCGTTGTTGTGGATATTTACGATAACATTTCCGACTTGATTTCCACCAACATAAGTATTGTTAATAGAAGATGATGTACCATTATCAGCATTGATTGCTTCAAGTAGATTTTTATGTCTTCTTGTTGAAACTCCATTGATTACTGATTCGTGTCTACCGATATAGGCAAGCATTGAATCGCTTGTGCTTGTGCCTGTGCCTCCGATGTCGATTGCGCCTTTTGCAAAACCTTTGATTGTTGCACTTGTGATAGTAGCTATTTGTGTCGCACCTGCGATACCTGCCGCAATAGCAGCACCATAATTAGGCGCAGGGGGAGTAGCTAAACCACTAGAAATAGCGCTAGCCGTGCTAACTGTAGCTTGAGCAAGCGCAAGTGCTTGGCTAATATAAAACATTTCCTTAGCACCTTTCATTCCTTTTTGCGCAAAAACACCTGCTAAATCAGACAAAGCACCGAACATATTTGCTGCAATTGCTAATCTTTTTGAAGCTGCATCGCTATCAATTGCATTTAATTTGTTTTCATGCTCTTTTTTAGCTCTCAATTCTCTTTCTAAATATTCTTTTTTAATAGCTTCTTTTTGGCTTTCATTCTCTCCTGCTTTTTTCAATTCATCATTTTTAAGAGATTCAATTGTTTTTTGATAATCTTTAAATCTTTGTTCTTCTCTTTCAATTTCCTCAAGTCTAACATTGCTTATACTTCCACCACTAGCAACAAGAGAACTTCTATCAATTTCTTTTTTTAATTCATCCTTCTGTCTATCTGAACCTTTTGTAATTTTATCTCTAGCGTCTAAATAATCCTGATAAGATTCAAATAGTTTTATATTAGCATCAACTAATCTTAATGTTTCAGTTGTTTCCTTGTTAATGCTTTCTAGTCTTTTTTGAGATTCTGTTTTATAGCTAAAAGCATCTGCTTTTTCATTTGTTCTTAAAAGCTCTCTTATCTTATTTGTATTACTTAGAATTATTGATTTTTGCGCCTCATTTATATTTCCTTCTTTTACTAGTTCATTAGTTGCTTGCAAAGTATCATTGTACTCTTTTTGCATTCTGTCTCTGCTATTTTTAATATCTGCTTTTATCGTTTCAATTCCAATCCTATTTAACAAAAGCAATCTTTCCTCAAGTGCTTTTTTCAGATTGCTTTGTAAATCAATATTCTTTTTTAAGTTTTCTGTTGTTAGCTCACCTGTCTTAAATTCAAAATTAAATATATTTTCTTTTTCTTTTAATCTTGATTCGTTTAACTTTATAAGCTCCTTGACTTGAGCCAATTCTTCTTTATTAGAACTAAAAATAGTATCTGGTTGCGCTTCTACAACGCTAAGTTTTTTAGCTAAAGATTGCTTTGTTGCTTCCTCTGCAATTAAATCTTTTCTTGATTGAATTTCTTTTTTAGTCTGCTCATTTCTTAATTCAACAGATGCCCTTATAAAATTCTCTAAATCGACCAATGAGTTGTCGTATTCTGATTTAATATCTTTTCTTTCTTTTTCTAATATTTCAGCATCAGAAAGTACAGCTTGAGGTTTTTTATTTATTAATTCCTGTGCTTTTTCTTGACCTTTACCAATAACAGTTTCAAGCAATAATGCTTCTTTTGCTCTTTCAGATATAAATCCTCTCTCTTTTGCATCTTTTGATTCTGCTAATAAAACTAAATATTTACCATATTCTGTTCTTAATTTTATTGTTGCTTCTGTTTCATAAATAAGCGCCTTTCTTCTTCTTTCTTGTTGTCTCTCAAACTCGTCAGCTTTTGCATTATCTCTATCTGTTTGCGCATCTATTTCTGCATTTCTCTTATCAAATATAGATTTTATAGCAATAAATGATGCCGCAAGTACGGCAGGAAGTAGGAATACAGGATTAGCTAAAAGCGCAGTGCTTGCAACTCCTATTCTTGTTATTCCAGAAATAACAACAGGTATAAATCTAGTTGCAAAAATAGTTGCGGATAATGTTGCTGCTAAAGTTAAAGTCCCTAGATTATCAGCTAATACAAGCAATGCTTTTGCGAATATCTCAGAAGCTCCAGTTGCTTGATTGAATACTCCTATATTCTCAATAATTTTATTCTGCATAACCGTAAATGCTTGACCAATTGTAGGCGTTAAATTTGAGAATGCTTTATCTGTTTCGTCTGCAATCGAAGCTATAGCATCACGAATAATTTCAGAAGTAATCTTTCCTTGCGGTGCTAGTTTAATTAATTCTCCACGAGCAACACCCATTTGTTTTGCGATAGCAGTAGCAACAGTAGGTAATGTTTCCATAACTGTTCTAAATTCATCACCGTCTAATTTACCTTTGTTTAAGGCTTGTGATAATTGCAACAACGCACTTGACTGCTCTTGTGTTGTTAATCCGCTAATTGCAAGGGTTTGTGATAATGTTTTTGTGAATTTCAAAGACTCTCTTTGTGTTGCCCCTAATGCTTTTAAAGCATAATCGAATCTAACAAAAGATTGTGTTAATTCAACAACTGGAACTCTTGCGTTATTTGCGATTCTAAATAATTCAGATTGCAATCCAAGCAAGTTTTCTGTTGATTTAGATATAAGTTTAATTCTATTTTCCATTAAAGTATATGAGTCTGCTATCTGTACGATTCTTTCAACAGATTTAATTGCAACGAAAGCCCTCATTAGATTATTTAATGTAAATAGATTTTCAAATCCACCTTTGCTATTCATTTTTTCATTCATCTGAATAGCTTGTGCGTGCATTTTCTCCATAGCAATTTTTCTTTTATTTTCCATATCTAAAGCTAATACATGGGCTTTTTCTATTGAAATTCTTCTTTTGTTTTCCATGTCTAATGCAATAGCGTGCATTTTTTCCATAGAAGATTTTCTCTTAGCGTCCATATCAAGTGCTAGAGTATGTGTTCTTTCTTGCGAAAATTTTCTTTTATTGTCCATATCAATAGCTAGTTGGTGAGTTCTGCCTTTAGAAAACATTATTTTTTGTTCCATATCTAAGGCTAGTTGATGAAGTCGTTCTTGTCTAGTTTTTATCTTTTCATATTGGTCTAATGCTAATTGATGTGTTCTGCCTTTAGCAAACTTTAACTTTTCTTCCATATCTAGTGCAAGAACATGAGTCTTTTCTTGCATTAATTTTACTTTATTATATTGGTCTATCGCCAGTTGATGTGTTCTTTCTTGCGAAAATCTTCTTTTAGCGTCCATATCAAGTGCTATGGTGTGCATTCTTTCCATTGCAAATTGTTGGTCTTTTTGCGATTTATTAGATTTTGTGATATTTAATGTATTTAATGAATTGTTCAATTGTTCAATTGATAATTGAGAAGCCTTAGCGTTATCGCCTATTTCTTTTATTTTAGTAACAACCGAACTCTGAATACTGTCCGAAATCTCAATAGTAATCCTCGCCATTATTTTTCACCTGCCAATTGATTTGCAACCGCTGCTAAAGTTAAGCCTTCTGTATAGGCTTGTTCTTCGGCTTCTAGTAAATTTGCGTTTTGAGTATAAGATTTACCATTCCATGCAACAAATTCTGCAACAGATTCAGCGTTATTTACTATAAATATTGATTGACCAACCTTTTTATTTCTTAGTTCGTCTCTAGCGTCTGCTTTTGCCACAACAATACTCGCTTCTCTATCAAATTTAACATTAGCAGGAATGCCACCTTCAATAGGATTATCTAAAGATACCTGCCAATTCGAAACTGCCTTAGCCGTATCGACAACAGTCAAATTCGTTGCAACATCAAGAACTCGCAAAGCAATCTCCTTAGCCTTCTCACTATTTTTTACGCGGATTTGGTTTAACTCTTTCGTTAGTTGGCTTCCGAGTGTCGATAGGTTGGTCTTGTTTTGTCTTGCCATCTTTAACCCTCATATTCTCAACATAAGCATCGTCCATTTTCTTCATCAGATAATGGAATTGTTCGGCGTCATCGAAGTCCATTTCCCAGTAATCAGCATACATTTGTATCTTCGACCACGCAAGATGCAAAACAACTTCAGAGAAAACTCTTTCAGTGCATAAAGTCCAAAAAGCATTGTAGTAAAAATCAAGCCCAAACGCTAATTTAGGCTTGCTTGCTCGCTTCTTTACTAACCATTCAGGCAAAGGCTTTTTAGCGTTCTTTGCCTGCTTCTCTATCATCTTCTCGTTATTTATCGTTTTGTCGTTGTTCTTGATAGAATAAACAAGACAATCAATTAGTTTTTTGCTTTTTTGTCCAACAACTCTGCACTAAAGTTAGATGATTTAACGGCTTCTTTTTCAATACGGTCTTTCAAATCGAACCATTCATCACTACACAAAATATTACGACAATTTTCCTTTGAATAAGGCGTCTTAACACCTTCAGAAAATTCAAAATTCTCCCAACCTAAAACAATTGATTCAACAAATGTATCAATGTTCAATTGCTTGCTTTGTTCGGGCGTGAATTTGTCTAAAGAAATAACTCCGTATTCAAGCGATTGAGCATCGTTGAATTTCCGAATCGTCTCCATATATTTTTTGTTTTGTGATGACATTCTCGCAACTGTTACAGTTGGAATAGTGCCGTCTGAATTAATTGAATCCATTAACTTGATGTCGATTCCTTCATTAACCGACTTAACATCTGTTTTGAACTTTGTCAAAGCCATTGTAAACTTTCTATAAATAAATGTAAAAAAAGTGGCTACCACCATGATAGCCACCACACGAAATTAGGCAGGCATCGCAACATCTGGCAAATAGTGCATATTGCAATGAGCAAATGTATAACCAGCAGCACATTCAGCCGCTGATTGTTCAAGCGGAACTGTAATTGCTTCGTCTTGACTCACATTTGGAATGCCACCGCCTAGCATTAAAAGTGGAATATCAAAGATAATACCACCGTTATTTTTAGCGAAAATAGCATCGACTGTCACATCGGCATTATCTCTTAATGCTCTTTGTGCTTCGATTGTTTGGAAATAAGCAGTAATTGCACCACCTACATTGAAGTTACTAAACGCTGCATCAATACCACCAACCACACCAACCGCTTTGTTTAGTTTCGCACCGTTTGAAATATTGAAGTTCAAATCAGTAGCGTATCCGAACATATCGGTAGGCGATAAAGAGTCTTCAACTAAAGACATTTTCATGCGATACATATCAGTTGAAGTATTGTATGCTTCTTGACCTAAAGCAGCAAATAATTGAACGCCAACTTCTTCGCTTGGAATTGTTTGAGTACCGTCATATAGTTCTTCGTCCATTGCAACGAAAGACATATCGACTTCAAGTTTAGCGTTTGCAGGCACTTTCAAAGCAAACTCATTAGCGAAACAACCGATTTCAACTTGTGCTTGAGTACCGTTTGAATCTTCTCCTAGAGTTCTTTCAACATGGTATGTGCGAGTGATGATTTCAGAATTTTGTAAACCGTCTCTGATATAAGTACCAAAGAAAATTCTGATTGTCTTGCCTGCACCTGTATCAGCGGTAATTAAACCAGTTGATTTATCGCAAGTAATCTCAGTGGCAGACAATGCTGAAATACGAGCATATCCAACACCGTTTGTAAAGCTGAATGCACTTGCTGCTAAACCACCACCGATAAAAATCCATTCGCCAACTCTTAAACCTAATTGAGCAATAGGATAAGCACTTGATGTAAGCACTAATTTATTCGAAACGATTGTCGCAACTAAATCACCACTTGCGAATTGATGTCCTACTACTCTGATATTATGGCTAGATGGAGGTGAAGCCTCAACAACAGAAGCAGTATTATCTGTATCTAATTCGGTTGTTGTAACACTTGAAACAAGTGCCATTGTGTTATTTACTGAATTAGTGAATCCAGTTGTTTTCACTAAATCACCTGCATAAATAGAAGTCGCAAGCGTTGATGTAACATTGTAAATACCGTTACCTGCTTCAACATCTGTACAAAGATTTGTTGCACCGTTTAATGGTTGAAGATTGTATTTCTCAAATGCATCATTGAAGAAAAACCCTTGCAATAAATCAGTCATGTTGTCTTGAGTGAAATCCTCATTCCAACCTGCTGTAGATTCAACATCGGTAATCGTACCTTTTTTGTTTTTACGCAAGGCATTGATTGGGTTTCTTGTAACAGTCTTGATATTAGCACCTAATGCTTGGTAAGAGTTTACTTCTCTTGTATACCATTTTTGATTAGCTAGAACGGCATCAAGCTGACCAGGGCATTCTTCCTCGCAGATACGCATACCTGTGAAGTTTGAGTTGATTGAATTAATTGCACAAACCATGATAAAATCTCCTTGAGTTAATTTATATCTTCGTATTGATATTCGACAGTCATTATGTGTTTGGAAAAAACTTCAGTGGAAAGGCTAGGAGTAATTGTGCCGTTGAAAAATACAACACCACAAGGACTTCTTTTCCCATCGAAGGCATCTCTAGCGACCATGCCAAGTCGTAAACCCCTATCGGAGTTCTCGGCATCAGAGAGTGGGCAGACTATTTGCAACCGCAATAGTCCACGATTATTATACATCTTATCTCCGAAATTTACAACATCAATCGCAAGTGTTTTTTGTTTTCTGTCAACAACAATCATGTCTAGGATAGCAAAATACTTGTCAGAAGGTGGAATAAGTGGCTTCTCGACACCATGGTAATAGACTTCTGGAATGGTTGCTTGATATGGCGAAACAACAGACAAAGCACCTCCCACAAGTGCATTCCAAGCGGTTCTGAACATCGTAAACATCTCGTCTTTAGCTTGCAATTGTGTTAAAGCCATTATTGTTTTAACCCCACGATATAAAGAACGACCTCACCTGCTGGGGCGTACTTTTGAACATATTTCACTCTGAATTTAGTCCCTGCCTTATCAACTACTTGGTTTAGTTCTGGCTCAAACCCTGTCGGGGCAAGGTAATATTCATAGCCTATTTGGTATTGCTCGTTCATTACTAAACCTTTGGTTTTTGAATAATAGTTAATTGTTTCCTCTGGAAAGAAAACTAACCTTATATTCCCGATAACAGGAGTTCCATTAGTTGGCTTCCAATCTTGCCCTGGAACCACAGGCGCACCATTAACAGGCGCATAAACATTACAGTTCATGCCCCATTTAGTAATGAGCCTTTGAGCAAGTGCGATAAATGGCGTATAAACAGACATTACACCCTCACAGTTCGCAGACCACCAGTATTGCCACAGGCATATAAAACGACATCAAAAAGATTGTTTATTGACGAAATACTAACGTTTCCACTCATACCGAATTTATCGCTATATTTTTGTTGTATAACCGCAACTTTTTCTTCAATCACGAATTTCTGTTCCTCTGAATAATTCGCAAAGTCAACACCTGCTTGAATCGCTAAACCTACTTGCATTTGGATTGTTTTCAATTGAGTCGGTATAAAGTCAATATCAACTCTCATGCAGTTAATCATAATACCGTAAGTCGTTGAAGCGACATAGCCTAATTCAGTATCGTAGTAGTCGATTTCAGCTCTTGGCCATTCAAGCACTTGGTCAACAAATGCTCGCATACCTTGCGCTTCTTTTAAGCGTGTTTCGATATAATCCATTGCTTTGTACATAATGGCGTCATCGGTTGCATCAACTAGTGAAAGCGTGATTCCTCTAGCAAGAGCGTATGCTCTGAACTCGGTAAGAGTCACATAGCTATTTGCGTTGGCTACATTTGTGCCGTCTTCGATTATTAGCGTGCTTGCCATATCATGCCTTCTTTAATAATTTAATCTCTGTTTCGCAGTCGTGAAGTCTTTCGTTGTTTTCTTGAATATCAGATTTTATAGAGTTCAAGCAAACGATTATTGTATCCGATGATTCTTTGTGCTTATCGCCTAATTCTTTAATCGAACGGTTAATCGTCTCGATTTTAAGTTCATAGGTTTTACTTCTTTCTGTCCTAACATTCTCGTTTGCTTTATCAAAAGCCTCGATTGATTCCTCAATAAGATGCTTAGTTTCTTCCATGATTTTTCCTTTCAGAATAAGATAGAAAATCGGTGCTATTGCCGAAAGTATCACGATTATTGAAACAATGATACCTAAGTATGTATTTATCTGTTCGCTTGTCATCACCCATTGCCCTCTCGCTTATATAAATATATCAAAAACACCAAAACAACTATGTAAACAATCAGATTGAAAGTTTCCACATTAAATCTTAACTCGACCAGCCCTAATATCTTCATCAACCGCTTTTTCTATTGCCTTGTGTTTTTCAACATCTTTAGGGTCATGTCTTTCAGCTACTAGTGCTTTGCGTTTTAATCTTTTCTTTTCTTTATAACCATCTATTGTACTTTTACCAAAAAAAGCACCTAAAGCACTTATAGCATACATAGCAATCTGACCATAAGGTGTTTCTTTAGAAGCGTCAATAGCTGCTTTAACAACAGTTTTAAAAACTGGTTTAGCTACTTCATAAGCATTTAAAACGAAAGCAAAGAAAGCACCTTTATTAAATATTCCGCATTCTTTTTTTGCATTTTCTGTTATATGACTTTCTACTGTCTTTGCCTCAACTACCCTATTATCTATATCTTGTAATAAAGCCAATTTTACTTCTGGTGGCATCTCAACATAAGTAGTAAGTGCTTCAGTATTTAGTTTTTGTGATTCGGCTAATTTTTTAACAACTTTTGATAATTGAGCTAAATCTTGACGAGTTTCTTCTAATCTTTCTTTTGATGCTGGTTGACAAGCAGGTATCAAAACAAGCATGATGATAATTAAAAATTTATTCATTAGTTATTAACCTTTATTCCTAAAGCTCGCATTACTTTAAACCCAACTTTTCCGAATGTTCTTACACCTGCATAATAAATCCATGCACCCCAAAACTTCTTTTGTTTGGCTAAATCATAAAGAATCTGGTCTTTAATCTTTCGGCTAATCGGAATATTGTTTTGAGAATATAAAGCATCGTGAACACAACAAGCAACATCAGTCCTTTTACAGTCTTTAACAACCGTACAACCGTTCCATTTAAAACCTTTTAAGACGATTATTCTATTACCTTCAATAACAATATGTCCTTGTCCATAATGTATGTTGTCAAATCGCTTTGTTTCAACATGGAGGTCTGCTAATAGCGTTCTGATATGACCTTCTTTTGAGTAACTAATAACCTCTAATTCAATCATTTTATTTCCTATTAATTAAACATGATTAGCAATAATGCTAGCTTTGTAAGAGTCTATTAAATCTTGAGTCCAAACCAAATTGCAAATCTTCACAACACTGGCTGGTTGTCCTGTTAAATCTTGACCAGGATATAAGCTAGTGCGGTGAAACGATTTACTTATTTCAACGCCATCTTCTAATATTTTGGTGGTTTCACGATATAAAACTATACCGTTAGATTCTACTGTTGTTTGGTCGATTGCTACTGTCTTTGTTATTGCCATATTTATTCCTTAAATATTGTAATTTGCTGAAAAAATTATTCTTGAGTTGTTAGCAAAATTTGTATCGTCTAAATCAGTTGATACCCCTGCTTCTGACATTTGGCCTAAAGCTATTGTCGTAGAATTTAAAAGTAGTAAACCTCTGAGAGAACCAACATATGATATTGCAGTTATATTAGCAACGCTAATAGCGCCACCATAAGCATTCTCTATAGTGAAAGGAAGTCCAGTAAGAAGAACTGCACCAGTTGACGAACCTTTAGAAGACAAGTCCAAATCACCTTCTATCCATACTTTTCTTCCAATTTTTAAATATCTAAAAGATTGCTTACTGTAAGTAATCCCTGTATTGCCACCACCAAAAGTTAATCCTATATTAAAAGTTCCCTCCTCATAATCATCTAAAGTATTTGCATCAGCACTTGGATTCTGTGTTGCAGGAAATTTAATTTGCCCTGCACCAGAATCAGAGGCATCAATCAAACCTGTGATAATTGGTGATGCAAGAGTTTTATTTGAAAGTGTAGTTGTTAATGAATCAAAATATGTTTTTAAAGTAGCTTTAATATTTGCCCATGTAACTTTAGCAAGCAAACCACCAACGCTATTTCTTATCGCAAATTCATCAGCATCAACAGGAGTGGCTTTATCAGCACCACTTGTAATTAATGCGCCTCCAGTTGTTAATGTTTCGGCAGGGGCTGCTGATAAAGCGGAAGCGTTAAAATCTGAAATCGTTGATGCGGTTTGCGTGCCTGTATGATTTCCTCTTGCTTTAGCAGATGTAATATCTGTATCATCAGCTATTATTCCATCTCTATCTTGAAAAGTCCATGTTCTAGCAACAGTTGTCGCATTTGTAAAAAAGTTAGAAACAGTATTAGCAGCGTTTCTAATGACAATTTTAAATAAAGAAAGCCCTGCATAACCACCACTTGCATTTTTATTAGCTGAATTTTCTGCTACATAACCAATATTTGTTTCAGCAACCGCCCAATTTGCATCAGTCTGTGCAGGCGCATCAACTAAGGCACGAACAGTATCACCAACTTCAACGGTCTTTCCGTTCAGCGTCCCAGTAACGCTAACTGTCCAAATATCACCTTTTAAAATAGCACCAGCCGTACCACTACCACCGCTAGCAGGGTAAGTGTTTCCAGAAGCATCATAATTTCCTCTATCGTCCCAAAGACCAGAGACTAAAGCATCAGCATAAGCCTTAGCAGCATTTAGAGTTGTTGTTAAATCAGTATCGTCGGCAATACTACCATTCCTGTCTGGAAATGTATAAGTTCTAGCAGCGGTATTTGAGTTTGTAAAGAAGCTGATAAATGTATTTGCAACATTCTTAAAGTTAATTTTGAATAAAGTTAAGCCAGCATATCCACCACTAGCATCTTTATTTGCAGTAGCTTCTTTTCCTGTCACGGCATTAATATCAGAAGTCTTATCAACCCCACCAATTTTTAATAATGGTGTATCAATAGTCTCAGTAGCTTTTATATTTTTTCTTAAATCGTTACTCATATCGTTGCTATCCCAGCGTAAAGTTTTTGTCTTTTAATTTTTCTTCCTGATAAAGTACCGTTTACTTGCGTACTAGAGTTCATAGTCTCAAAATACAAACCACCACTTGCTTCAGAAACAGTCAAGTTATTACTAAACACAACATTGTACTCATTCGTGTTGAATTGCCCTTGTGTAACAGTAAAATTTTCTGTTAAGTCAACAGGTGTCATGTGGCTAGAAAGTTTTACTAGACCGTTTGTTTTATTGATTGTCGCTGAACCAATTAGAACACCTGCACCTGTGATTGATTGCTCGTATAATGTACCTTCAATACTTGTATTTGTTGTGCCTGCAATTGTCGTTACGGCAGTTGAAATATTTCCTTTGCATCTAACTGTATTTCCGTTAACAGTTGGTACGGCAGTTAAAGTTAATGTTGAATTAACAATAACATCAGCGGATAAAGTAACTGTACCAGTACAGTTAAATTGCAATTGCGGTACTTCTGTTGCATTTAAAGTCATTGTTGTGCCAGTGATTCTGATTATTCCTGTACCTGTCAAAGCACCTGTTGTGATAGATAGTTTACATGAAACATCACCGTTAAATTCTTGAGTAGTTAAAGTAAAACTATTATCAACAAAGAATGTTCCGCTTATCTTGCCTGTAAACGATGATGTCGTAAAATTATAAAATTGTCTTGCGCTTGTGTTTGTTAAAATAGCATCGCTTGAACCTGTCAAAGTGAATGTTCCATTTGCATGGCTATAAGTACCACCGTTAATAAAAACAGTCTCAACAGTTGAACCTTGACTAACTTGAATCCAATTATTTGAAGGCGTAAATGTACCGCCAGTCATTCTGAATTTACCATTGTTCGTAAATGAAGTATTAGGCATACCCGATATTGTTCCACCACTAATAATAAGACCTTCTGTTCCTAAACTCCATGTGCCGATAACTGAATTGATTGTTCCCGTATATCCTAAAGTAACAACCATTCCTTTCCAGTTATTTAATGAAGCAAAAATATCTGTGATTGAAGCGTTTATATTAAAAGCACCAGTGAAATAAGCAACATCATTAGTTGTAGGCTGAGAACCTCCGAACCAATTAGCACCTCTACTTACATCACCATCAACCGCACCTGTCCAAGTAAATGGATTAGTAACAAATCCTGCCCAACCACTGTTACCACCGCCATCTATTGAGTTTGTGTTAGCGGTAAATGTAGCACCACCACTTGCAGTTGATTTAGAGATAATCGCATCAACGAAAGTAATTGAACCACTCGCTTTAGACCATGTGAAAGCAGTTGAAGTAGTTGACATTAAGTTCCATAAAGAACCAGTTGTTTTAGTAACTGTTCCAGTGAAAGTTGTCGTTGAACCAGTGGTAAAAACTAAACTGAAAGCACTTGTTTTAGTAATCGAAGTATTTCCAAAAGAATTATTTCCGCTGAAAGTAAGTGTATCGTTGTAATTACCTTGAAGCGTTAATTTGTTGTATGTTTTTGTTCCACCAGTAAATGTCTTAGCAGTAACATTTTGAGAATCAACGATAATTTCGCTTGTATTTGCATTGACTGTTCCTGCACAATTCCAAATAGTTCCAACACCTTTAAGTGTGAATATTCCTGCGCCCATTGTGATTGTACCGCTTGATTGTTGGAAGCGACCAGTAGTAACATTTTTATTATTGAAATCAATTAATCCAGTTGTTTGGAATAATGTCGTATTTAAAGCATTTCCAACAAAGTGAGATTGCAGTGTACAAGTATTTGTTGATGCGAAATTTATTAAGAATAGTGTGTGCGGTAATTGTAATCCTGCAAAATCAACGGTGAAAAATTGAGACGCACCACTTCCAAACATTGTGAAGAAAGCATCACTATAAGAAGTCACTGTCATATTTGGGTCAAGTGTTAATGAGCCGTAATTTATAACATCGACTTGGAAATCCCAAACAGGGTTATTTGTAACACCAGTCCAGTTAATATTTTTACCTAACTGATTACAACCGACGCCGTTTCTAACCGTAACACCTGCAACAGGGAAGCTATTCAAATCGAATATAGCATCGTCTTGTGCAAGTGGTCTTGTTGTTTGCCCACCTGTACCACCTGTGCCTAAAAACCATAGAGTATCGTCGTTATAGAACTTAACGCCAGGAGTCGGAGAATAAAAATATTTCGGTACGGCTGATGCAAATACGATGTTTGTATTTCCGCCTAAATCACCTGCACCACCTACAATTGCTGATAAGTTATTTGAAACAGATAATGAGGTATTTTGGAAGTCGACATATTTTCCTGTGACTGATGAACCACCTGCAACCGTAACAGTTCTCACGCCTCCATTTGAATGAACTCTTAATCGTCTTGTTTGTGATAAGCCATTGAATGTTACTGTGCCGTTAGCAGTCCATGAATTGTTTTGTTGTAAACGGTCTTCTCGACCATCACCTAAATCTTGACCGCCATTTACGGTAACATTATCGAATATTGGCACGCCACCACTTGCGATTGTACAAATACCACCACCAATCCATTCTAAATCTAAGCCATTCCAATTTACAGTACCCGATTGAATTAATGGGGCAAAGCAAGTAAGACTTCTATAGAACCAAACTTTTGCAGTATTTGCGGTAACAGTTAGAGAAGTAATTGTAGCGAATAACCAACAGTTATTTCCAACGCCGTAACAATAGAATTGACTTGCGCCCATTGTAAGCGTTCTGACATTCGAATTTGAGCCAGTTACTTGACCACCAATGAAGGTTTTACCGTTTGTGTTTAATGTGCCTTTTGTTAATGTAAGTGTTGCATTTAATCCAGCGAAACTAGAGATAAAATCATCATTCCATAACCATGAACCATTGCTTGAAGCATTGTATGTAGTATGACCGAATGTGTGATTTCCTGTAGTGCTACACCAATCAATTGTTTGTTGAGTAGCAGATGTTGAGATGAAAGCAATTGCACTTGTTTGTGGGTGCATTTTTAAATAAGTCATTGTTGGGCTCATTCTTAATGCCCGATTTCCTGCACCTGCTGTACCATCACCAATGTTCAATGTAACATTTGCATTGTGAATGCATAAACCTGAATAGCCATTGAAGTCAACCGAACGAGCAACCGCACCACTATCAATAGTTATATTTCCCGATGTGCCATCAATAATAACATCATCAGAGGCAAGTGGCGCAACATCACCAACCCATGTGCTTCCAACTGTCCAATTTCCACCTGTTGCTTTAGCTGTTATTGAAGCCATTAATCAACCCTCACAATATCGGGTCTAGCAAGAAATAAATCGTATCTATCTTCATTACGTATTATTCCGCATTGGCGAATTGAACCGCCAATAATTCCGTAATAAATATCTTTTTTGAAATTAGTCATTTGCAATTCACCACAAGTTGCGTTTATATCAACGATTACATCTTCTGTAGTTTGGTCTAAAATAACTCTATCAGCACTAGTCGGAACTTGTGCAGGGTCAAAATTATTTGCGTCTTTCCAGTCGCCACCTTTGCATAACAAGTGCATGATTAAATTCCGTAAACATAACCAGTTAATGCCATTTTTCCGCTTAATGAGCCAAGCAAGAAATCAAATACATCTTCTGTGTTTGGTGTAACAGTTAAAAGCGGTGAAGGAATCGGAGTTGTTGTTGTTGACTTGAACTTAGCGGTATCAAGTGAAGCCGTATAAGCAGTCGCACCTTTAACGAAAGCAAGTCTAAGTGGTGTGTAATCAGCAGGCGTACCTGTGAATGTGATATTTGATGTGATATTTGTATCCATATCAATGATAATTGTTTTCGCACCTGTAATATCAATTACACCTAATGCAGTGTTAATATCACTTGCAAGTAGCGTAACTATTGAGTCATTACGGATTGATGCTGATGTACCATTGCCTGGTAATGTTGCAGTATGGACTTCTGATGTGGCGAAAGTAAGCGTTACTTCACCTGCAACAGAATGGTCTTCTAATGGATATTCTCTTTCACCTAGTGCATTAAAGAAAGCAAAGTTAGGAGGTATTGCTCTACCATGAACTAAAGTCCATGAAGTCGAAGCTGATGGTTGGGTATATGTGACATCGGCAATGCTTCCGTTAATACCAAGCATTGTTTTAACTTGTGCGACTGTTAAATCAAGTGGTGCGCCTGTACCAGCGGTGTTTTTACCTTTTATGGTTAATGTTGGCACTGTGGCTAGTTTTGCGTTTGTGACTACACCTGCATCAATCGTTATTGTTGCTCCACCACCACCAACTGTCACATCTCCGTAATCACCGTCAGCTAAACCAGAAGCGCTTACCTCTATATATACCGCACCTGTCCAACGATAAACCTTTTCGGTATCATCAGCGATATAAAAAATATTTACATCACCTGTAACAGGAAAAGAAGCTAGGCTTGCATAGGTTTCATAGCTTGTAGATACGCCACCAGAAGAAGAACTACCACCATGAGGGTTTATAACAACAGGCAATATATTATTTGGAGCCTTAACTCCTTTTTTCAAGAATGCGAATCCATTTTGCATGACTATACCGCCAGATTAATTATTGTTTTTTCTAACAAAAGCAATTGCATCTTTCATGCTCATTCGATTACCACTAGTTAGATTGCATATTTGGAATTTTTGGTGTTCTGTTAAAGGCTTTTCTTGCGTTGCAACCGATTCAGATTGCTCAGTTACAAGCTCCTTTTCTTGTTCGTCAGCCTTAGTAATTTCTTTTGATTTTGCCATATAGCCTTTCGTTAAAAATAAAAAAGGAGAGCCGAATAGCCCTCCCTATTTTGATTGATTAATCATTTACTTTTAAGAAAGCAATTTTAACATTTTTACGAGGCCATACTCTGTCCCACTTAGCCGCAGTTGCAAGTTCAGCGTAAGTAGCTGATTGACCTGCTAATGCACCACCACCAGCGTGAGCAAAGCTGAAACCCCAAGGGTGAATAGCGTCTGAGCGTCTTGAATGGAAGAAATCTTCACCACCACCTAGACCAGTTTTTTCGTCTCTGTCCATTGCAAAAGGGTGACTTACTTCACCGCTTGCAAGACCGATTACATCTGCACCTGCTAAGATACAAGTGTATGTAATACGGTTTACACCAGTAGTCAACAATAACGCATCATCATCTTCAATGATTTGTAATCCGCCATAAGTCTCGAACATTGTTTCGCCACGAGAGTTTGGAATGAAAGAAATAAGGTTTTGAATAGCAAGGCGTGCTTTCAAAAGAGAGTGCATTACGATGAAACGGTAACCGTCTGACATATCACCGCTTGTTTGTTTAGCACGGATAATCGCAGTAGCAGAAATTCTTTCGGCATCAGCAACGGCTGCAACATTGTCATTTGCAATGTTGTAAACCATGTCGCTTGCATCGTTAGCGATGTTATCGGCTAAAATACCAAGCAAAGAAGAAACCATTTCTTTTTGTAAAATCGTTCCCCATACATCGCCGATTTGGTTTGTGATAGCTGTAACAGGGTTTTGACCAACTAAATCTTTTGCGAAATCTTTAACCGCCCACATCTTATTTTGAACAATCAAACGACCTTTTTGCAAGGCATTTGTAATGTTTTCGGCAGTTGCGTTCGAGTTTGAGTCATCGCTTAAATTCGGTGCTGAATGCGTTAATTGTTTGTAATCTGAAAACTCATAATTTTGACCACCACCTGCAAGTTTGCCTTGCAAATACGAGCTTTGAGCAGCCATTCCAGAGCGGATAATAGCATTTTTTTGTGTAGCTCTTTGGTTGACTAAATATCCGTAAACTAGCGGATTATAGCCATTTGTTAATTGAAAAGTAGCCATTGGGATTACTCCTTAAAAGTAAGAAATATGAACCAAGACAACGCACATAAAACTTATTATGTGCGTTCCATTGATTATTTATTTATTGGGAATTTATTTGCTTTTTTCAAGCAATTTAAGGAAGGCGTCTGGGTCAGCGTTGGCGATTGCAACCAAATCTTCGGCTTTTGCCGTCTTTAAATCACTAACAGAAGGAATCGACCGATGCGTGTTATGTGCTGATGCACCCCCACCACTCGATTCTATACCTTTAAGTGTAGGCTTTAATTCATCATCTGCAAGAATAATTTGCTTGATTTCTGAAAATCGAGTTATTTTATTACCTAAATCGTCATGGAAAACGGTAACAGGCTCGCCTTGGTCGTCATACTCGATTGACAGTCTGTTTTTGGCAAAAGGAACGCCAACTTTATCAGATTTGAATAGCGAAGCAATCTCGGAAGCGGTCTTTTCGATAAGAATCTTTTCAGTTCTTCTTTTAGCCTTTTCTTCCTTGTCTTTAAGTTCTTGCCTTAACTGTGTAATGTCTTTTTTGTAATCATCAATCACAACATTACTTTGCTTTTCCTTTTCTTCAATTTCTTTTAGCTTCTTCTCAATAGCTTCTTTCTCAGCTTTAATCTTGTTTTTTTCTGAAATCTGTCTGTCTTTTTCAGATTTCAAGGCTTTTATGTCTTCCTTTTTCTCAAAATTCGGTACATAAACATCACCTTCTAAAACAAATAAATTCTTCTCGAATGGCGTAAATTTCTCGAATTCTTCTTTTGTTACCTTCTCTGGTATTTTAAACTTCTCGTTTTCTTCTGGCATAAACTCTCTTTCTTGTTAATTGTTTTCATTACCTTTAAAATCTCGTCCGCTTGCAGGATTCACTGTTCCTGTGCCTTTCATTCCACCTTGTGGTTGTTGGACTTCAATCACAGGGTCTTTAATTAAAGAATCATCTTCAAACGCAATTCCTGCTTTTCTGAATTGAGTTCTCATTTCTCGTTTAGTAATCGCACCTTTAATCCATGACTCAACGACTTGCATCATTTCATTAGGTGTCATATTTGCGATAGCTGATTCTGTTAATATCTCGAAATTTATTTTATCATATTCTTCGCCTTTATTTTTACCTGTCTTAAAATAATAAGCGTCTTTTAATCTGTCTGTTATTCCCGATGATGTGTTCTTCGATGTGCAAGTAAGTATCGAGTTCTCGCTTGATTTCTCCATTGTCGATTCAGTAGCGGTTTTGACAATCGCACTAGGTTGAATTAATTTCGCACCTAGAGAAATCATTTGGTCTTCTTTGTGTCGCATGGCTTCAATCGGCATCGAGTTTGGGTTGATTTGAAGCATTTTAGCATCAGCACCTTGATTAAGCGGTATTGCCCCTAACGCACCTAATCTAATCTTAGATTTTAGTACATCTTTATACCATTTATCAGTTAAGCCGCTCACTACAAGAGTTCCTTGTCCGTTTTGGTAACAAGATTCCTCGTAGTCAGCGGAATTTATAAAATGCGATAGATTTACCGTTGCAATTGAGTCCATTTGAGGTGTACATATTCTAGCGGAATTTGATTCAGCACCTAGAAATCCAAACGGAATTTTAGTTAATCTGTTTCCGCCTGCCGTTGGAGTAAATGTTCTTGCTATTTTATAATCACCATTATCATTTGCTTCCCAAATTTCTTGAATATATAAGTTATTCTTGTCTAACTTTAAAACTCTATATCGACATTGAATATCAAGACTAAAATCGTTTTCTTCGGTGTCATAAAATTCTTTTAATACTACTTTCGATAATACTAATTTACCATTAACTATTCGTTCCTTCCAATTCGTAATCATTTCTGGCTCGTACAGTGTTATCGTTGGATTGCTACTATCTGATTCAGATTTATTATTAGGAGTATTTGTTTGGAAGTCTGTAAGTAGTCCACCTCTCCCAAAATTAACATTTGTGCCATGTGCTTTTCTTGTGAACTGAAATAAATCAGATACACCATCAGTATTTTCTTTTAATCCTTTTAGAGAATCTGGAATCTCAACAATCGGATTGTAGAAAAAACATTGCCCGATAAGACCTTGTGATGTTTGTTTAAGAACTGGATAGAATACCGCTCGTTTTAAATATGCTTCGTATCTTGCTCTGTTTTCTGGACTTGTATCGGTTGGATTTGGTCTTGGGAGGTAAAAATCTCCTACTTCTTTAATAGCATCTTGACCATTCAAGCAATCTCGAATTCGCTTATATCTTGGATACATACGAACTAATTCTGGGTGAATAAAACCGACTGTATCTTCATTTGTCGATGCAAATTGTGCGTATTGAAGTGCGCCCATTGAAAACATTAATTCTTGAACTGTTGCCATAATTCCTGCCTTTAGGTGTGAACCTGTAAGTCTATTTTTTCTGCTAGTCTATTCTGCCCCTGCAAAACCCTATACTTCACTGCATCATACAAGTGGTCTATTGCGTTTTTATCAACATCGTCGATGTCTTTTAAATCCCTTGGAAGAGATGGTATTGTTTCAATACAAGCCACGCACTTCCTCATGAAATAAATTCCTGCACCTTCACCTGTAAGGCTAGATTCTAGCATTTCTCTTAAAAGTTGTAAGCCATTTTTTCTTGACCCCTTACTTTTATCTGATTTCAGCCACAAAACGCCATTATCTGCCATCTTCTTTTCAATTGTTTCAACATCTTTTTCACGAGTTTGGCTGATTTGGTTATCGGCTGCACCAGGATTCACTTCTGAGCTTATCCAACCTTTATCAAAAAGGTATTTTTCCTCATCTAGTATTCCGTTTGCGACCTCATAGGCTGATAATTTCAATCCTTCATTTGTGGTTATGTCATCAGTTCCATACCATTCGTTAAAACATATCAAAGAACCACGATTAGGCGTAAATTCTTTACCACTTGGCAAAGTAATTGACTCGCCATTAGCTTCTGCAAACCATGTAACTGCGAATGGTGTCGATGAACCCCAGTCAAAACTCCTATCAAGATACCAGTTGTCGGGTATTTTGAAATCCTCAACAACATGAACATCATCTCGCCATAAATCATCGACTGCACCGCCACAAGTAACAGCCCACGAACCGCCTTCCCAAGCAAGTTTCAAATTTGGGTCACGAATCGAAGCTAGTTTCGCTACATAAGCAGGGTCAAGATAAGGATTTTCTCGGTATGACGAAAATATAGCGATTTGCGTCTTTGTATATATCTCTTCTTTTTTAGTTTGCGGATTAAAAACAGGCACTTCTTTTCTAACCACTGTGCCATATGGCGCTGGCTTAATAAATCTTGACTTAACCCAATTATGGCCAACACCACTAGGGTTACATGTCGCAAAGCATTGAAGTGGTATTCTCGGAAGTGGTTTTCCATCAGCAGTTGCATAGCTTCCATCTTTGTTTCTAGGAGTATGTTTTTCTGGAACAAAAGAAGACCTATTTGTTGATAAAATCTTATCGTAAAGCTCTGCGTTTGGGTGGTTGGTGATTTCATTCGGGAAAATACCAGGGAACTCCATACCATGAATTTGCATATAATCTGACACCCTTTTTAAGTGTCTAAATTCAACAACCTCTCCTGTTTTCCATTTACATTTAATTCCAGTTGTTCCTTCTGTGAAATGACAGTCTCCGAAAGGAAGATAAAACTTCTTTGCTTGTGCAACAATATCTGTTAAATTCTTAAACTCTCTATCATAAACCAAACATTTCCAAAACGCACCGTAACCAATGCCAACATTCATTCGTATTCGTATTAATTGAGTGGCAGTTTTCATGCTACCACGAGTACCGCATAGAAGTGTTTCGTCGCAACGAGAATCAAGTGCTAGTTCTTGTGATGTTCCCTTAACAGGCTCGAAAACAATTTCTTTATAGTCGCCGTTTTTAAGTATCATTTTCTTCCTCTGATACATCGGTAATATCGACTTCTTTAACAACAAGAGTATCGGCAACTAGCTTTTCTTGTTGCTCTTTAATACTTTTCTCCCATTCTTCGTTTGTCGCTGAACGAGGAATAATTAAAATCTTATTATTAATCGTAGTATTCTTTTCAACCTTCTCAGCGATAAACCCTTCAATCTGCGCTATCTGCATCGAAGCAACAAGCCTATCACGAGGCGCAACATCTTCATCGTCAAATATATCATTTAGCTTCTGAATATGCGCTTCTCTTTTATCAATTTGAGGCTCTTTAATCCCTAATATCTCTTTTGTATAAGCAATTACTTCCGTGTCTTTTTCCCATTGTAGTATCGCTTTCATTCGATTTGCACCGTCTGTCGGGAACACCTTAAAAGCGGCTCTACCTGCGTCTAGTCCGTCGATTAGTGCTTGGGCGAATTGTCGTTTTTCGGACTCAAATGTCATGTGCGATTCCAATTAAATGTTGCGCCAGACATTGAACTATTAAAAAACATTCTTAAGTCACCTGTAATAATATCTCTACCTAGAACTTTTTTAACTGATTCAAACTCAATCATTAGCTCATTGCATACAGATATTTCGTTATCAATCTGATAAATACTTCCTTTAACATATTGAGCCATTTCAACTATACCATTATAATAATGAATAAAATCTGCGCTTTTCTCAGTAAGTTTTTCAATATCAGCTTCAATATCAATTAACTGTTTTGAAAATACCGCTTTTGATTGCTTAAGATTATTTAATCTATCCTCTAGCCTTTTTATTGGCTTATGCACTCTTTCATCATCTTGAGGATTCAAGCAACTTTTTAATATTGCTTGTATTATTCTCTCTCTCGCAATAATCTCGTCACTTCCAGTTTTGTCGTAGTGTTCTCTTTTAATAGGACATGAAAGAACTTGGTAGGCATGATTAACATCTTGAAATTCTTTTGAATCACCATTAGTTTTGTCGGGATGTTTTTCTCTAGCTTTTTTCAGATAAGCTTTTTTAATTTCTTTTGATGAAGCGGTTTTATCTACTTCAAGAGTATCGTATAGACTCGCTTTCATTATACCACCTTCACACCCTTAGCTTTCGGATTGTCTCGTAGCATGAAGTAGCGAGCCCGAACATCCGCTTTCGAATTCCATATCTGTTGTATCCGTTTCGCACGAGCCTCGTATTCTCTCAAAGTCGTCTCCAGTTGCTTCTGCACATTCATTAGATTAACAACCG